CTAGTACTGCCATTTAATCCTCCTTAGAATCCGATTCCAGCGATTTCCTCAAAATCAACTCCGGTTCTCACTGCAACAAAGTTGAGTGTGATGAAGTTAATGGATCTCGCAGGTTTGATTAAAATATTTGCAATGAATTCATTGCGATCAATTACAGCAGGAGTGTTGTTTGTTTCGTCACAAATGACCCTGAAGTCTGTAATACCTCTTCTTCCCTTGATTTCTCTAAGGAATGGTTCTACAACTCCAACAAACTCGGCTCTAGTGAACTCATCATTGAATTCAAACATTACGTTCCTTGCAGCAAGTGCAATTGCTCTTTCAATAACAAGGAACAATCGTCTCACATTAATTCTGTCAAATGCAGAAGGTCTTGCAAGTTTTGTCTTGTCACCAAAAAGCAAAATACCTTGACCTGGCAAGTTTGCAATTGGGTTAATCCCAGACTTATACAATGTGTCTCTTTCAGACTTAGTAGGCGTATAAGCGAGTGATGTTACACCAAGATATTGACCTCTTCTAGGTCCTGCTGGTGAAAACCACGGTGCCGCTACAAAATCAGTATTAGCAATGATTCCAGCTGTTGATGATGCAGCAGGAATAAAGATATATTGATCATTGTACTTATCATAGATTTTCAAGTGATTGTTATCAACCACAAGATAACTAGATGAAGTAAAAGTAGCTGCTCCTGTCACAGAATTTGTAACAGGCGTTGTAGTAGTAACTACATCTGAAACCGCAGGTGATGTCACGACAACACAGTCTTTTCTATGACTTTGTGCAATAGTGATAAGATGGTTAACCAAAGTAGTCGATGAAGTTCTAGAAGTAATTCTAGGTGCAATCATAAGATCAACCTGAATATTATCTTTGTCAATGAACTTATCATATCCTTCCATGAACTTGCCTAAACCACCTGCCCCAGTAAATGTAGAATTCGCTCCTCCAGAAAGAGCATATGTTGCAGCTGCTGGAGTATCAACAGCCGGAGAAAAAACGCCAGTGGTTAATCTAAAATTGTCACCAGAATCAGCATCAGTACCTGCGGCAGCTTTGCTACCTGCAGTTGCAGAATAGTCGGAATCAAATCCGGCTGCCCATACATACTCTGACCTGGTATTAATTACATCTTTAATGTAGTTCGATGTGCCATCATCAGTTTTAGCATTTGTTGCTAAAGATAAGAATTGAAAAGTTTCCAAAACAGTATTTTTAGTTCCGGTAAAACTTCCGCCTTTATCCACGACACATACGTGAACTTCATCATTTGATGCGTTTTGCTTTGTTGCAAAATTTGAAGTAGCTGGAGCAGCATCAAAGTTGTCTTTTAAAGACCATGCTTCAAATGCTGCATCATTTGCGCTGTTAGGACAAATTTGTACTTCTAAACTGTTTCCTAAAGTACCAGCCCATTTTGCCACAAAATTCCTTCCATCGGAATCTTGTGCGTTATCGATAGTATCCCAATGATCTCTATCTTTAACTAATGGTCCGGTTCCGACTCCTCCATTGTATGCATTCACACCGTTGCTATCTACAACACGAACTACCTGCAGAGCGTTCGTATATTTTAGAAAGTATGCTGCACCATGGAAGTCGAATGTGTTGACCGTGTCTGGAGCGCCAAAAGTTTCAACAAGAGTTGCCTCGTTGTCTATCTTCATTGGCTTCAGAACAGGGCCCCAACTGAAATTTCCCGCAATCGCACCCGTCGAGGACGATACACTAGGCACTACGCCTGAAAGATCTATTTCTCGAACGGTAATCGCAGGGGACTCTGAAAATGCCATATTCTCTTCCTCTCGAGTTTAATTATAAGAATGCCATAATACGTTTATTTTTCACTCATAACTATTTATAAATAACTCGTTCTTTAGAAGATAGAGTGCAAGTGCTCTATTCTCTCTTCTTCTGTAAGCCAATTGTTATATTTTACTAAGTCAACATAATACAAGTAGAAGTCATGGCAATCATGTTTAGGCACTAAGAAATTATGAGGCTTGAAGTCCGTAAACGAATATTCTCTATTTAATATTAGATCTTCGTATATGACTTTTTGCATTTGCTCATCACTTAATAAGTCGGCCTTTCTCAATTGCAAGCCTGGAATAAACTCCATTTCTATTTGTATAATATTATTGACTCTAGCGAATATAAAATTTGGAACTTTAATTCTGTTAAAAAATTCAGTCTTAAGTCTTTTTAAATTACTTTCAACTGATTTGGCCACATGATTATCTACATAAGTACAGACTTTTGTTAAAGTCATTTCATGACTTACACCTTCATTATGATCTGTAATCATCAAAAATTTTCTGTAGTATGATCTAAAGCCCAAGGGCGTTCTTCAGTAGGAGGCTCAATTTCTAGTTCTACTCCTTGATCGACATATCCAAACGGAACAATGTCATCTTCAATCTCTTTCATTTTATGTCTAAACATCAGATCTTTGATATTAATATCTGTCATATCAGAAAAGTATTGACCGGTTATAAAATAACCAAACATCACTAGATTCATGACTAAATCATCATGATTTCCAGTAGATGCTTCAAATGAAACTCCTCTAGATACAAATGTTGATATTTCTATAATTGTTTGTTCATCGTGTATTGTCAACTTATTATTTTCTAATACGTCTTTAAATGCAGAACATCCTATTCTTTTAACTTTTTTATTCATTTCTACACCAAGCTGATCTGCTTTTAAGGCACTTCTTACGTGCATGTTTTCATATTCAAGCTCGTAATAAAGACCATTACATACTAGACTACCTTGATCATTTGCTTCTATTACTACATAAGCATCATTGTATAACTTTGCATACTTATAGATAATATTAGGGAAGAGTAAGGGAGAGATAGTATTGTTGCGATATACAGCAACTTGTTCGAACGGGCGAACACTGATATCGATCACGTTAAACGTAGAATAATCCTGGCCTCTTCCCTTCGACACATCCACTGTCATGACATAGTCATGCTTCTTTTCTACTTCTTTGTATACTAAAACATCTCCTCCATCTAACATGTGTGAAGGATTACTGGCTCTCAGCTTAAGTAAAGTTTCAGCATTTATAAGAGTATCTCCAGTGCCAAAAAAAGTATTACCAAACTCTTGATCAAACTGTAATTGACTAGTGTTTGCAATGGTAAGGGCTTTCCACTTTTCGTCTCTACCAGGAACATCGTGCCAATCAACTCGAAAAGGTTTGAATTCGTTTGTATTTTGTTGTGAACCTTCCCAAAGTTTATGAAAGACATTGCCTAAACCATTTGCAGTAGAAGTAATTATGACTTTGGTATCTCCGCCTGCAGAAATTACAGGATAGGTTGAAGTATAAAATTCTGATGCTTTTTCTACAAATGCAAATTCATCTAAATAGAGTAAGCTAACAGATAAGCCACGGATAGAAGAACCGGAAGTAGCACTAGCAATGATCCTTGAATTATTGGAAAATTCGAGAGAGCCTTTATTAAGAGCCTTACATCCAGGCTGAAGAAAAAAAGGAATATTTTCAAGCATGAGAGTAACTCGTGCCAACATTTCCCTAGCAACTTGACCTTTATTCGCTAAAATGGCTACTGTTTTTTCTGGATTAAATAACACATACCACAATAAATATGCACAAACTGAAATAGATTTACCCGATTGTCGGCATGCTAAGACAATAGAAAATCTATTGTCATTAAAATGCCCAAACATTTTGTTTTGATATGGATATAACGAGAAAGGAACTAGACCTTCATCTAAAGATACTATCTTTACATAAGTCTGCGTGAAATATACAGGATCGTCAAAGCACCTTTGATATTCAACAATTTCTTCTTCTGTCCAGTCTTGTTGAACTCCGTCTTTTTTTACATTAACGTTTCCTAAATATGTTTCAACTTGTTGCCTTGGCATCTATTTCCTCCGGCACAACATCTATAATTTCTTGCTCTTTCTTGTTCTTTTTCAAAAGTCTTTGCAATTCGGTAGTAGAACCTATGAATAAGTTATTATTAGTGACTTTCTTGCCAGTTCCTTCTTCTGCTTCCTGTTTCTTTTTATTCAGGTCCATGAGCTTGTCATTAACATCAGAAACATTTTTTAGCATTCCTGCTAAAACTTCAATAGCTCTTGGGTGCTCGGTTTCCTCAGCAATCCTCATTGCAAGATCTAAACCATCTTTTCCCTTTTCAATTAGCTCCTGTAAATTTGCTCGAGTATACTCATAATCTACTTGCACATTATCTGAATCTATCATGCAATTACTCCATACGCTTTACATAATTCATCACTGTTATAAGAATGAAATTTTTCTGGTGTGTCGAGTGTTCCTTTTATCCATCCTTCTCTAAGATTCAACGGTTTTCTATTTTCAAAAGAATCGTGCAGTTTTTGAGCAAATATTCTATGATTCTCTTTAGTCAAATGGTTTTGTCTTCTATCTAAAGCATCCATCGGTGCTTGAGGTCCTGAAAACCAATCTCTCATTTTATCTCTCGCTTCAAGCTGAACATCAGTGTTATTTAAATCTTGGTTCGGTCTAATAACATCAGCGTAACTAGGTAATATCATAGCACCATTAACTTCACAATAAGGATTATATGGTTCAAAATCACCATCTCCAGAAATAATTACATATCTCCATCCTTCGGCTGAAGCGTAAAATATACATTCTTCAAGCATCTTAGCTATAACCATTCCCATCTCAATTTGTTTTTTATCGTCATAATACTTTTCTATCATTTTGTCATGATCATAAAAAACATTACGTAGAGCTTTCATATCTGGACCATCTACTCTTGTAGTGTTCATTTTTAAATTTGGAGATGGAACTTCATAAACCCACCATTTTCTATAAAGATTTGGCATAATAAAAATTAGTATATCTTCTGGTTTCATTTCAGCTCGCATCTCTTTCATGAAATACCATGATAGATAATGCAAGCTTACACCAGGAATGCCGTACACATCTAATTCAGCATTATCTCTTTCATAAAATGTTTTTAACCACATTTGCCATGAGAAATCTTCAGCAAATTGTATTTTTTCTGGATATCTCGGCATAAGTGCAAAGCTATCACCTACTATTCGAATCTTCATTCTTATCACCTTTCTTCAAAATCACTATCCAGACTCGTGTTCCGTCTGAATATTTTTTATCAAAAATAGTTTCGTTATTATAATTACGCGCTGTCAACCGCTAACACTATACTTTCGTTAAACCCAAAATCACTGTCCGCAGACACGCCCGCGGGAGTAAGAGTAGTAGTTTGCCTTTGTAATGGAATGTCTGAATCATTTAATCCTGCCGAAAGATTAAAATACTTCATGTTTGTCTCTCTGACAATCTTACCAGTATTAAGAGCACCATAGAAAAATATATGCATAGTAAAATCTAAATTGTAATTCAAATATGTTCTTTGTGCCATATCACCTTCATAATTATCCTCCATCGCAACACCATTTAAGATCACTGGAACATCTTCTTTGATAGTGTCAAATCCATCTAAGGGCTTTATAGTCAAATTGTATTGAGGATTGAAGAAAGGTATGATTTGTTCTACAACTTGCAATCCATCGTCTTGCGTTTTTGAATATATGCTCAGT